GCTAAAAAGAGCATGTCGTCTTTTGCTTTCCGTCAAGAATTCTTAGCTTCTTTTGAGGCGGCTGGTGGTGAGTTGTTTAAAGAAGAGTGGATTAAGTTTGATGAAGAAGCCCCTAAAGTGGGTGAGTTTTATATAGCGGTTGACTTGGCTGGCTTTGAAGAAGAAGGCAGTAAGGGTGTTAAGAATAAGCGGTTAGACAGTTCAGCCATTGCCATTGTTAAAGCCAACGAGCAAGGTTGGTGGGTAGCTGACATCATCTACGGGCGATGGGATGTAAAGGAGACAGCAAAGAAGATATTCGATGCTGTTAAGAAGTACGAGCCGGTGGCAGTTGGTATAGAAAAGGGAATTGCGCGACAAGCTGTCATGCCCTATCTGTCCGACATTATGAAAAGGACACAAACATTCTTCAGAGTAGACGAGCTAACTCACGGTAACAAGAAAAAGACAGACCGTATTGTTTGGTCGTTACAAGGTCGCTTTGAGAACGGGTATATCAAGCTAGATAAAGGAGCTTGGAATAACGAGTTCTTAGACCAGCTCTTCCAGTTCCCAAACAAGATGGTACATGATGACTTGATTGACGCACTTTCTTATATCGAACAACTGGCTAAAGTGTCATATGCGTTCGACTTTGAGGAAGATGATTACGAAATGCTAGATACAACAGCAGGGTATTAATATGGATTACGAAAAGAAGTTTACAGAACAAAAGGTTGAAAACTGGGTAATCAACAAAGTTGACCAGTGGCGTGACCACTTTAACGCTAACTACGAGCAGAAGTTTGACGAGTATTACCGTCTATGGCGTGGACAATGGGCAAAAGAGGACATGACTCGTGAAAGTGAGCGCTCGCGCCTTATCAGTCCAGCTCTACAACAAGCTGTTGAGAGTTCAGTAGCTGAAGTTGAAGAGGCTACATTTGGACGTGGTAAGTGGTTTGACATTAAAGACGATCGAAACGACCAAGACCCCTCCGATATTGCTTATTTACGTGAGCAACTAACAGAAGACTTCCATTATACCAAGACACGTAAGTCTATTGCTGAGTGTATCTTAAATTCAGCCATCTTTGGCACTGGTATTGGCGAGTTAGTGATTGAAGAAGTGAAGGAAATGAAGCCAGCGTCACAACCAGTGATGGATGGGGCGATGAAAGCGGTGGGAGTTACCATTAAAGACCGCGTTGTTGTTAAACTTCGCCCTATCCTACCGCAAAACTTCCTAATTGACCCTGTTGCCACCTCTTTAGAAGAGGCTTTAGGCGTTGCAATTGACGAATTTGTACCTAAACACCAAGTTGAGATTGCAATTCAAAATGGCATCTACCGAGATGTTGATATTGAAGATGCTTCCAATGATACAGATTTAGAAGCTGATAAACACCTAACTACATTTGATGAAGATAGGGTTCGACTTACTAAATACTACGGTTTAGTGCCCCGTCACCTGTTTAACACAGCTATGCGTGAAGATGACGAAGGTGAATTGTCTACAGAGCTAGATTCTGAAGACGAAGACGAAGAAGACGAAGAAGGTTACGTAGAAGTTATCATGGTTATCGCTAATGGCGGTCAACTGTTAAAGATAGAAGAAAACCCCTACATGATGCAAGACCGACCTATTGTGTCGTTCCCTTGGGATGTAGTGCCTAGTCGTTTTTGGGGTCGTGGCATCTGTGAGAAGGGCTACAACAGCCAGAAAGCCTTAGATGCCGAGCTACGCGCCCGTATCGATGCTTTGGCGCTTACCGTACACCCTATGATGGCTATGGACGCTACGCGCATGCCTAGGGGTGCTAAAATGGAGATTCGTCCGGGTAAGACAATCCTTACTAACGGCAACCCCTCTGAAATCCTACAACCATTCAAGTTTGGCAACTTAGACCAAGTAACATTTGCTCAAGCGGCTGAGTTGCAAAAGATGGTTCAAATGGCTACAGGCGCTATTGACGCTGCTGGTATCCCCGGCACTATTAATGGTGATGCCGCTGCGGGTGCTGTGTCAATGTCTATGGGAGCGATTATTAAGCGTCACAAGCGCACTTTAATTAACTTCCAAGAGAGCTTCTTAATCCCTATGATCGAGAAGACAGCATGGCGTTACATGCAGTTTGACCCTGATAATTACCCTGTATCTGATTACAAGTTTGTCCCCTCATCTTCATTGGGTGTTATTGCTCGTGAGTATGAAGTAACTCAACTTGTTCAGTTGTTACAGACATTAGGTCAAGACAGCCCAATGTACCCAATGTTAGTTTCAGCAGTAATTGACAATATGGGTCTATCTAACCGTGAAGAGATTATTGCTGAGATGAAGAAAGCCTCAGAGCCTAACCCAGAAGCACAGCAAGCACAACAAGCTCAGATGCAGGTTCAAATGGAGACAGCAGCGGCTCAATTACAAGTGTTACAAGCTCAAGCAGCCAAGTATGGAGCAGAAGCGCAAGAGACACAAGTTAATACTCAGTTGGCTCCTCAACTGGCTCAAGCTAAGTTGGCAGCAGCACTCTCAACTAACTTACAAGCAGGTGATGGAGATGACGCTGAGTTTGCAAAGAGAGCTAAGATTGCAGAGTTAATGTTAAAAGAGAAAGACATTGTAAGTAATGAAAGAATTGCAACAATGCAAATGAAGAGTAAATCTAAATCAGGTACACATACAATGCCTGACGGAAGCACAATGGCTGATTCCGAGATGTAAATAAGATAGCCTTAGGGCCGTTAGCACTCCGGGGGTAGTGTGTCTGAAACCCCCAACTAATTACAAATAACACTTGACATTTTAGTAAAAGTGTGGTATAATAACAACATCTCTCCTAACAACGAAAGGAAAAAGAGATGGACGATACCGAAAAAGACCTCCAAGATTATTATGAGAATTTGCTAGACCTGTTTGCTACTGTAGGATGGAAGCAATATGTAGAAGACCTTTCCGATAATATGGAAATGCTTCAGGATATAACAACCATTCCAGATGAGAAACAGTTTTGGCATAGGCGAGGACAACTCGAAGCCGTAACACGTATTCTACAATATGAATCATCGATTAAAAACAGCTACGATGATTTTATGAAGGATTCTGATGACTAAACGGATTTACGAGTTTATCTGCGCCGACGACCACATTACAGAATCTTACATTGACTCCGAACTTCGGACAAGCAACTGTAAGGTATGTGGTCAATCTGCTATTCGTATTATTAGCAAACCAATGGTCAAACTTGAGGGCGTGACCGGCGACTTTCCCGGAGCAGCGATGCAATGGGAACGAAAGCGAAATGAGAAGATTAAAGCAGAACAAAAGAGTGCCGGTTAAACCATAAGCACATAGTTATTTTCCACAATGCTTATTAAGCACGGAGTTATATGGCAACATTTATAGACGAGGGTGACGAACCCCTAGAACCTGACGAAGAAGAATATTCATCTATTGACGATGGATTAGAGGAAGCTCCTGAGCCAACCCTTAATTCTAACGAAGACGAAATACCTGAAAAGTATAAGAACAAGAGTGTTAAAGACATTGTTCGTATGCACCAAGAAGCTGAGAAAGCTATGGGCAAGCAAGGTAGTGAAGTCGGGGAACTTCGAAAGATTGTAGACGACTTCGTGCGTACTCAAACCGTCTCACAAAAACAACAAGCCCCAGATGTAGACGAAGAGGTAGACTTCTTCTCTGACCCCGATCGAGCAATTGCTAAAGCTATATCTAATCATCCTACTGTACGTCAAGCTGAACAAATGTCAGTGCAGATGAAACAAGCTAAGATATTAGATAACCTTAAAACTTCACATCCAGACTATACCGAAATCATCCAAGATGGCAACTTCGTTGAATGGATTAACAAGAGTAAGGTTCGCAAAGAGTTATTCGGACGGGCTGACAGTAACTACGATTTTGATGCAGCTGATGAGTTGTTATCTACTTGGAAAGAAAGAAACCAAGTAGTCACTCAGACAAATGTAGTAGAAAGAGTAGAGCGAAAACAAGCCGTTAAATCAGCCTCAATGGGTTCAACCAAAGGGTCTGGCGAAACAGCTAGCAAGAAAATGTACCGCCGAGCCGACATCATCGAACTCATGCGTTTTAATCCTGACCGCTACCAAGAGCTAGCCCCTGAAATAATGAAGGCATACGCTGAAGGTAGAGTTAAATAATCATTCTGAAAGATAATATATAATGGCATATCCTACCCCTATGGTAACCAACGCTACTGGCGCTGTGTTTATCCCTGAAATCTGGTCTGACGAAATCATTGCTGCATACAAGCAAAACCTAGTCATGGCTAACCTTGTCTCCAAGATGTCCTTTAAGGGCAAAAAAGGCGACACATTGCACATTCCTAAGCCAACCCGTGGTTCTGCTTCTGTAAAAGCCGCTTCTACCGCTGTTGTCTTGATTGCTGCTACTGAGACAGAAGTGCAAGTTTTGGTTAACAAGCACTACGAGTACTCACGTTTGATCGAGGACATCACGGAAGTGCAAGCCTTGTCTTCAATGCGTAAGTTCTACACCGGTGATGCTGGTTACGCTTTGGCTAAACAAGTTGATACCGATTTGGTTCAATTGGGTCGTAATGCTGCTGGTGGTAGTGGTACTGCCGCTTACACTGGCGCTGTGTTGGCTGGCGACGGTACAACTGCATACGTTGACGGTACTAACGTTGGTAACGCAATCACTGATGCTGGTATTCGCAAGATGATTCAGACATTGGATGATGCTGATGTACCAATGGACGGTCGTTGCATGGTGTTGCCACCTGTTGCCCGTAACACTATGATGGGTTTGGCTCGTTTCACTGAGCAAGCCTTTACTGGTGAAGTTGGTAGCGCTAACAGCATCCGTAACGGTAAGATTGGTGACGTATACGGCATGACCGTTTATGTGTCTACCAACGCTGACACCGCTACGACTGCTACTAGCCGTATTGGTTTGATGTTCCACAAGGAAGCCTTTGTATTGGCGGAGCAACAAGGCGTGCGTAGCCAGACTCAGTACAAGCAAGAGTACTTGGGTACATTGTTCACTTCTGACATGCTTTACGGCGTGAAAGAGTTGCGTGACGAAGCCGCTATTTCTTTTGCACTTGCTGCTTAAGTAATTGATTGGGGATTCTTTAGGGAGTCCCCTTTCTTTATTATCTTGTTAAGGGTAATAAAGAAACAAGGAGATTATATGGCATATTATCGTGGAGTAGGGGGTGCAGGGGATGCCATCAATGATGCCTCCGTATCTCAAGTAACAGAGGCTCAGATAGCGGCGGCGGCTTCAGCAGTTAACGCCGCTACTAAAGCATCAGAGGCAGCAGTATCAGCAACCAATGCAGCAACCTCAGCTTCTAGTGCGAGTTCATCTGCGACTTCAGCATTAACTAACAAAAATGAAGTACAAGCGTTAGTAGATAGTATAGCAGATGTTTCTGGACTTGTTACAGCAGCGGAGACGGCGGCAACCAACAGCGCCAACAGCGCCACTAGTGCAGCAACATCAGCGACAGCATCGGCTACATCAGAAACCAATGCAGGAGCCTCTGAGACGGCCTCTGCTACGTCTGAAACCAATGCCGCTACCTCTGCTACCAATGCAGCTACAAGCGCGTCAGGAGCTTCAACCTCAGCTACAGCAGCTAGTGCATCTGAAACAGCATCGGGTACGTCAGAAACTAATGCAGCTTCATCTGCTACGGCTTCTGCTGGTTCAGCTTCAGCAGCATCGACTTCAGCGACTAACTCGGCTAGTTCAGCTACAGCGGGTGCAACGTCAGCTACTAATGCATCAACCTCTGAGACTAACGCATCTACATCAGC